AGTCGGAAAATCTCAGAAAAAAGTGCACGCTGCAGCAACGGTAGCTGTACAAGAGGTAGTTTGATAGTCCCTGACTTCGGAAGACTTTGGTGACCTTAGACTTAGTTAATAGTGTCACAATTAAAGTAACTGAGACGTGAAAATTCACAAACATTTTGGAGGATTAAAAATAATTTTCGGATCCAAAGAATCTCAGAAAAAAGTGCACGCTCCAGCAACGGTCGCTGTACAAGAGCTAGCTTAACTGTTCCTGATTCAGAAAGCTTTGGTGTCTTAGACTTAGCTAATAGTGTCGCAATTACAGTAACTGAGATGCGAAAATTCACAAACATTTTGGAGGATTAAAAATAATTTTCCAAACTCAAAAATCTCAGAAAAAAGTGCACGCTCCAGCAATGATGCCCGTTAAAGAGGAGGGTTAACTGTTCCTGGTTCAGAAAGCTTTGGTGCCTTAGACTTGGCTAATAGTAGACCACCCAAAGTAACTAAGATGAGTTTTCAACTTGGTGAATCGAGATCACTATAGAACCTCCCAGAGGGCTGGGCGCCGAGGGGGACGGCAAATGTAATGTTGTTCGCCCCTCGGCGTTGTTGTTCCCGGTGTCTGTTCGTGTATGGAACAAGCAGGTGTGCAAGTTTGTGGTAAGTACTGAGTCGCGCATACATTTCATCAGCAGAGTATCCTTCGAGGAGACACCATCGATAGTTCTGAAATGTGAGCGAAGCACCGTACTCCTGGAGGATATCGATGACATTGAAATCCAGGTACTTGGTGGCAAGTCGCATGGGCTCGTTACAATATGCACGTGGGTTAGCACCAGCCTCCAAGAGTGTGCGAACGGTCTGAGCGTATCCGCAACAGGCAGCCAAGCGCAGTGCCTCATCATCCTCAAAATGGACATCGACAGATTCGCAGGCCAAAAGTAAGTCGAGGATTTCGCTGTTACAAGGCGCAACGGCATGTCGGAGGGCAGGAGATGCAGATGCACCGGATTGCAGAAGTAGTTCAACCGCCTTCTTGTGTCCCTTTTGTGTGGCCCGTTTGATGGGGCAATGATCCGTGGTTGGATCTGCGCCAGCTTGGATGAGAATTGTGAGAGCTTCGACATCGCCATATTCGGCAACGTCACTGAGTATGCATGTGTGATTGTGGGCAAAATGCTTGATTGTTTCAGTGTCGCCTTTCCGCTTGGCGACTTTGATGAGCGAGATGTGGAAAGGGATCATGGAGTGTTGTGGTATTCCGACTAACAAATACGGAAGGCGCAAACTCCAATCACTTTTTCTAAAAAAGTGCACCGCTACCAGCACCTCATGAGCATGAGTATGAGTAGCTGAGATGCACAAAAACCCAGGTGCAACTGGGTTGCACTAAGAGCAACAACATAGTTTCTGTAGTTTCCGCGTCCATTTACCGTGGTTGGTGTGGACTTGTATTGGAGCCTTGGCACTCTCAGTCCTCTTGGTCCATTCTGAAATCATTCTCCGCACAATTTGGTCATATGCGTGAATGATGTCCACTCCCTGTGACAGATCTACCTCCATCATGGGGACATGATGACGGAAACTAAAATCTCGAGCTTGCTGTCTGGACACCTTTCGAACTCTCAGTGGCGAATATGAGTGGAATGTCCCAATTACGAGGATAGGAGGGGTCTGATGTGGTCCGGTGGCCGATGACACAATATCCATATACTCACGAACCATTCGTAACCAGGTGTCATTGTCGTAGACAGAGTAAAACAGAGCGAAGGCATCTGCTGTTTTGTGGTACGTGCCCCTCATGGGAGAAACCCTTTCCCACGATCCTGATGTATCGACAATCTCGATGGTAATGGTTTCAGGACTATTTTCGTTTTTGCTCCCTTTGCTCCCTGTGCTTCCTTTGTGGTCTGTGGTGGCGAAGGCTCTTCTGGTCAAAGTTTTTCTGTGGCGTCTCTCTTTGGTGCTGGCGGTGGTGGGGCTACTTTGTCCAGTGATATAGTATAATGCTGATGAGGTTTTTCCAGTGTTGGTGTCACCCAACAAGACCAGGGTCGGACTTTCTGGTTGTACGAGTGGTGGAGGTAAGGGCACATTTGATGGGGTGGCAGACCACATAGGCTTTACGATATATACATATGGCATATATTCTTGTGTAAAATTGAAACAAATATTCGATATTTATGTGTCATAGTCCCAAGTGCATCATATATTATATATACAATGTCTTCGACACTTCCACTGCTACGATTGCAAGATAGTTGCTACCATTGGCCGATCAGCTCATACAGGCCTGGGCAAGCAATTTATGCATTTGACATGGATGGTACTCTCATCAGAACACGCTCGGGCAAAAAGTTTGCAGTTGATGCTGAGGACTGGCAGTTCCTGTACTCAGAGGTGCCAACAATCCTTAGCAAACTGCTCTCTGAGGGGGCTTGTATCATCATCATCACCAACCAGAAAGGCATCAGTTCTGGCAAGACGAATGTAGAGCACATTCGCCAAAAGGTTGGGCAGATCATTGAAGCCACGTCTCTATCTCAAGGCTCTAACACAGTGATCGATCACATTGGTCTGTACATCGCAAGTGCGGGGGACCGCTACAGAAAGGCATGGACTGGTATCTGGGATCTGTTGCCACCAGACCAACTGGTCAATGTCAAATGGTATTGCGGAGATGCAGCTGGTAGAAAGACGGTTTCTACCAAGGACTTTTCAGCGACTGACAGATACTTCGCTCGTAACAAGGGAATCCCATTCCGCACTCCTGAAGAGATTTTTCTCAAAAAGGCACCGCCTTGTTCAACAGACTATGCTCCATACGCTGCTGAACAATACCTCCTGCCTGAAAGATTGGCCACTGAGAGCGCTCTATATCAGAACCAGATCCAGCTCCTTCTAGATCGACTGAAAAAACAGTCCCACACTGTTATCATCACTGTGGGAGGACCTGGATCTGGCAAGAGCTCTATTGCAAAGGCGATCAGGTGCTCTCTCAATCATACCATCCACCTCGAGCGAGATGCCCTTGGAGGAGCTCAGAAAAAGTTTCTGCGTGCGGTTCAGAACGCCATTGAAGTCGGCAACAATGAATATATTGTTGCTGATGCGACACATCCCAACAAAGCGAGTCGAGACCAGTTGATCACCATTGCTGAATCCCATGGATGGCATGTGTTGATGCTGCATATGGATGTTCCATTCGAATTGGCCCAGCATCAGGATGCTGTCCGAGTACAACTGGGCCATCGCAGCAAGCCGGTCCCAATCGTGGCACACCGCACATTCTACAAGCGTTTCCGAGAAGATGTTGGCACCAGACAGGATGAGGTCAATGCGGGAAGATGGATCACTTTCAATGGCCGTGACCCAGCATTCACCAGCCTTCCAGAATATCAAATGCGCTTTTTCTGATTACATGCACCACCCATCAGTTTAGTTTAGTTTAAACCTTAAACCTCTTCGAAGCAGATGGGTGCGGTGACACCTTGACTCACATAGTGCTTCATGAAGTAGTAGAAAAACGTGGCACACAACGACAGAAAAAGGCTATCCGTTACAGCAAAAGCTCCTGCCAGCATCAAGATGGAAAAAACTGGCTCCATTCTCACAAATTCTGCTTGTGCTTTGCCAGTCTTTACTCCTAGATCCTGAGCCAACACCTGAATGACTCCATATGCTGCAAGGGCGAGCAGAGTGCTTCTCACAAGTGGAAAGGCTCCGTACTGGTCAATGGTTGCAATCGTTTGCATGTGCTATAGAAATATACTCACAAAATATTTTCACACATATATTATATCAACAGTTACACGAAATGAGCAACAAGGGGTGTAAAGCTCCCCGTGATGATTGTCCGCGAGGCTATCGCAGAGCAGATCTGGTCGCTTTAGCCCATGAATGCGGTATTAGTATCAGGAGAGATCCCCCTGGCCGGGGCAACAAGAATATGAGAGAGCTTTGTGCAGATTTGTCAAGAAAACTCAAGGTCAATATCCCAGTTCCCTCCACAAAGGAGGAAATCGTTTATCCTCAAGTAGCAGTAGCACAGATCAAAGATGCTCGACCAGAATGCAAGGTGCGAGATGATTGTCCTTCCGGATATCGCCGAGCAGATTTGGTTGCCATGGCTGAAATGTGTGGTGTTAGTGTCAAGAGAGCTTTGCCAGGCAAAGGAAACAAGAATATGAGGGAGCTCTGTGCCGATCTGTCAAAAAAACTTCCAATGAAACAGGTTGATGTACCTCGAGTGGCCCCTGTGCCTGTGCCTCGAGTGGCTCCTGTACCTGTGCCTAGAGCTATGCAACCTGAGTGCACGGTTCGAGACGATTGTCCTTCCGGATATCGGAGAGCAGATTTGGTCGCCCTGGCTGAAGAGTGTGGAGTCAGTATCAAGAGAGCCCCACCTGGTAAGGGCAACAAGAATATGAGAGAGCTTTGTGCTGATTTGTCACGAAAACTTCAGCTCAGAGAGCCTCTAATTCCGAAGGTTCCGGGTGAACAGGGACCCAAGGCTCTACCTCTCCCCAAAGTGACCAAGAAACCAGAAAGGTCCAAGGTCGAGATTTTGCGGCAGGGATTATCCCGACGTGTTAGCAGTATGCAGAGCATGCTTGGACTGTTCGATAAATTGTTGTTCACACACAATACTCTGATTCCAACATTCATCAATATGATCCAAGGGCGATACAGCTTCATCAGATGTTGTGAAAAACATGATGATATAATGTACCCGGTTGGGAGAGGGGCACAGTTTCGCTATGGCTTGGATTCCCAGTATGGTGAAGTTAAAATTATTATGAAACCGAAATTTTGGGACAAATATAACCGGGGAGTCAGAGTTCGTGGGAATTTCACTGAGGATCCAAATTTTGTCGATTTCTGGTCATCCACAGAATACTCAGAAGATACCGGAGCTCTTGATACAGATGAAGCAGATCCACTGTATCTGAAATATATGCTGGAGACTGAAGCCCGAAACTTTAATTTCAGGCATTTGGATGAAAAGAACCGAGGCCTTGAGAATCTAGGCGGAGCTGAGTGCACCGAATTTTCCAATAAGATTAAAGAGGCATATGTCGAGCAGAAGAAAGCAGGACCACTTGAGAAAGGCTATCCCAGTTGGTGCAATGTCCAATTGCATCTAGGTGAGAATGTCCGATACAGCGACATACATGCAGTGATTGTGCCTTACTTCCTGACTGACCCGAAATATAAGGGCAAGAATGGGCGCCCCCTGGCCGAACTAATTGAGAAAGCACACACAAACGATTTTCGGGAGGATGGCAAACCTAACCCTTTCAAGGGCAAGATTATTTGGGGCCCGAAGGTGTCGGCTGGAGCCTATTACAACACGATCAGTCACAGAATATCACTAAAGTTGAGAGAGGAGTGGGAAAGCGATATATATGATCTGATCACGAAAGAGCATAACTCTCCCAGTGCCACCAAGGACCCAAGCAAGGTTATGATGCGCTCATTCATACCCAATGGAAACAGTTCTGTTGTTGCGGTCGCCTCAGAACCTTTCAAGAAAGAGACTCAGATCTACATGAGTAAGCTCATCGAAGCTGGCTTTGGCGACCCTCGGCCAGCTGCTCGACCAGTCACTCGGTCCTCGGTAAAGCAACTAAGACCAGATCCCTACTCAGATACAAAAGACTATATGAACCGTACCAGAGAACTGTTTAGCAAATATGGGTACACATCGAAATATGGAGGTATATGGACCTTCTTCACAAACATGGATGATGATGCTGCTGATGCTGAGGTGCACAATGTGTCTCCTAATGCGTCCAATCAATGGAAAGTATTTTTTAATCCACGTAGTGAATACTTCCTCCCAGTCTTGGAGATCATTTTGGATGCTCTCAAGGACACACGAATGGTTTCAGGCAAGATTGTAGCAAACCCATCAACTGTTCGTGTGAGAGGCAGAGGTGCTGTGTCTGATAATCCCCTCGACCCCAAACTCCTCCTGTATTTCATCAGACCAACCAGCAAAGAAGCTCAGAGTGCTCTGAAGCAGCAGATTGACAAAGTATTGGATAAGCTGGAGGAGAAACAATCTTTGAGCAATCTCGCATCAATCTCCTTACCATGCACCAAGGTTCGGCGCAGTGCAAAGGACATTGAGTCCATCAAGCAATGTGGACCTAACTTCACTAGAGAGCTCAATCCTCTGATTTTCTACACGCAAGGAGGATACACAGAATCGGGACGTGACACCATAATTAGAAATGCGCAACTTAAAGGTGTGTCAGCTAATGAAGCATTGGGCAAGAAATTCGAAGGGCAGAACTTTTATCGATTCAAGGGAGACACTGACCCATTCACGACTTTGGGATTTCACCAAGGAATTGATGGGTAAACTTTGCATAGTTTGCTTCGGGTCTGTGACAGGTTGGCATAGGTGTATATATACACCTATGCCATGCGGTATACACCTATGTCATGCGGTATACACCTATGTCATGCGGTGTACACCTATGCCATGCGATCCGGTCGGTTTGGTCCATTCAGGCCATCCCTCTCGACAGGAAAGAAGTCAATGAGGAAATAGTTCACTTGTGTCTCCTTGTCTGAATCATCGAGTTTCTGCATTCTTGTCTTGACTTCGTATGATGCATCCCACCCAATGCTCTTGAGATAGTGCCCTATGGTCTCGATCTCCTCGGGAGATAGAGTTCCCAATTCCTTGTCAAACAGATGTTTGGCCCCATATATCAGAAAGTGTCCCAAATATTTTTGGAGGGCATTCTTGGGGATTTCATCAAGGAATTGAAGGGTAAAGGTGTATGGTGGTTCGTGATCTCTAGAATAGACTGATGCTACAAAATCTTTCCAGCTAAAATCGGCATAGTTTGTTTCAGATCTGTGACAAGTTGGCATTGTCTGTTGTATATATATGGTTCATTGCGGGCACTCTCTATGCTCATTTTTTGTATGTGACAAGAGTAGTGTAAGAGTAGTGTTGAAGTATGACGGAGCCACGACGTCTCAGCATGCAGATACCGGAGAACTATTTTGAGGGTCGTCCGGAGCGACTCCTCGAAGGGAGTCCAGTTGATGCAACTGTACTCGTCGAGCTTCAGATCAAAAGGATTGGTGGGATCATACCAAAGCTAATTTCGGCTGTGATGTCTCGTCCAAATCAAAAATACTATATTCAGGGTGAGGAGAGCACATTACGAAGATTTGTGTATAGCTTTCAAAACCGAGGTCAACTGTTCAGTCTGTACGACTTGTATATTGATGGGAAGAAGTGTATGGCTGTCGAAATGGCAGAGCTACTCACCTCCGCAACTGGATACAAGGTGACCATATGATGTTCGTGGAAGACAGGCAAACCAAGGAGGGTGAGCGAGGGGTTCGGAAAAATTGCTCCTGGATGTTTGTTTACATGCTGTGTTGTAAACAAACATATTGCTGCATGGAGAGTGATCGGGTCTACCTAGCGGTATCCTACTCTGAGAAGGACGATGCGAAAAGCCTGGGTGCTCGATGGGATTCAGATGCCAAGCGATGGTATGGAACCAGTGATGATGATGAGCTCCTGGCCAAGTACGAAATGATCCATCTTAGTGTCCCCTTCGACCAGAAGGATGTGGCCAAGAAGATGGGCGCGATGTGGGATTCTTCAAAGAAGAGTTGGTATTGTTCCAATTCCAATCTCGCACTTAAGCAAATGTTCAAGCGGCAACACCCGACTGGAACAGCCACTGGAGCTGCAGGATTGAGCGCTACAGGGGCAGCTGTTCCAGTGTCATCGAGTGCATTTGCGAATTTCACCAGACTGCCAACTGGACCACGGCTGAAACCTTCAGCAAAGGGAGCTGGGTGGGGTCAGGTCATGTTGCCCAGAGAGGGAGATTTCTAGTTGACTCTCATCTCCAAAAAATGACATGCAGGTGTGTGCACAAGATTCCTTGAACAGAAAGATTTGGGTGAATGGTGGGATCTATTCGCGTTGGACGATATGATTGGAAACACAAAAAACAGCCTCACACTCCGGGATACAAAAATGTGCTGATTCATACAACTGGTCCTCTATCTCCATACGAAATGACTGACAGCAATGGTGTGATCATGGAAACCTATTGGCAGATGCACAAGATCTGGACATCTGTTGCTGCACAGAACCAGCCACTGAGTCGATTCAACCGAAAGATCAAACGTTGGGAGCATCCAGCCGAGGTTCATATCGATGATCAAAACAACATCACTCCACAGTACTGGGCATGGAGGGCCAAAGGATTCAAGAATCCGCGCTGGATACGCTATCCAAATGGTTTTCACAACCATGGGAGCGCGATTGGGTCGGTTCTTGGAGGTCCACCCCCATTGAGCCACAAGATAGTTGGGTACATTGAGGCTCGCAAGAAGATATATTTTCAAAAGTATCGTGAGATAGCGCTCCAGACCGATGAGTTCAAGAGGTTACAGGCACTGTTAAATAGTGGTGTGAATATTCAAATCAATGAGGTTGATGGACCAAAGGAAGGTATGGCTCATCCATACAACTTGGTGCAGTCTGGTTCTCTCGAGATGACACCAAAAATACTCATAGATCTGATCAACAATCCCGAACAACCGTTCGGTCATGGCTATGCTCTGGCTGCCTGTTTGCTGGGTGTTGATCTTGCGAACTGTTGATTTCAAACTTGTTTCAAACAAACTTGATTTCCACTGTTACATCATGCTTCCGACAATGATTGATGGAGTTTCGGATCTTTGTCAATGATTTTGTGGAATCCTCAAACACCGCAGGTATGTGCAAAACAATCTTCTTCCCACGGATATCAGACTGGATGTTTTGTGCCTGACCAAATGCTCCATGTACCCCATCATTGAACTTCTTGCCATAGATCAGCAGCCCAAACTGATTTGCAACATCAGCAAGCTCTGCTTGCGAACCGACCTTCTTAAACTTGGAGTCTGTACGAATGTTGATGACCTCTCGAGCAGTTGGTTTGGGCGCATCTGATACTGTTGGTACGACGATGCCACTTCCCTGTGCCTTGACCCTCATTCGTTCAATTTGCCTTTTGGTGACACCATCCTGATGAAATTGTGCCAGCAGCTCTCCCATGCTCTGCTGCGGATTCTGTCCATAGCACGCAGTGCAAAATGCATCATATAGGTCTCGATCCTTCTGAGACATTGTGTTGTTTAGTCTGGTCAAGCAAAGGTGTATGAAATAAATATATTCAATTTTTACACCAAAGTGATTTTTATAGTCATCACAAGACTCGCACTGTACTTGTGCTGGGCTCAGGCGTCCTCTCCCCATGCATCATCGGCCTTGCCCTTGGGTTCCTCCTTCTTGTCCTCGGGCTCAGTGTGACCGAAGGAGAAGGTCGGCTTCTCACCTTCATGTTCGATCGGCTCGAGTCCCGTCTTGACAACCGGACCGAAAGGAGACATGTGCGGCTGGCCCTTGGGCAGAGACGGAAAATCCGCGAAGTTGGGAACCTGTTGCTTCTTTTCAGCCTCAGGCTCCGCAGCCTTTCGGTTGAACGCTCGATTGAAGTGGCTGGGACGGCGACGATCTCGCTCGCGTCGATCGCGTTGCTCGCGGGCGATGATGGCACGCTCCTGTCGCTCCAGGCGACGCTCCTCACGCATCTTCTCGAGGTAGGAGCGTCGCTCATCCATGTGGCGGACAATCTCGCGCTCGACGAGGCTGCATGCAACGTTCATCGCCTTGACATCCCGAGAAGTGATCAGGAAATAGCCGAGGGCACGGTCATCAGTAGATTGCTCCGTGTCCTCGAACCATCGGATGAAACATTTCCCGGACTGACGCTGGATCTCCTTCAGCTGTCGGATGACCCTCGCCACAACCCAGCGACGCGACACAAGTTCATCAATGTGGACACGCTTGCGTCGCGGACGGGGCATCAGGGACCCCTTAGCCTTAATAGTAGTAGTGGTAGTAGTAGCAGTGTTGTTCATCTTGCTCATTGTTGTTGTTGTTGTTTAAATTCGCGGGGGTAACATTGGGGGTTTGAAAAATATAATCATTTTTTTCTCATAATATGGGTACATTGTCCACACAAGTCCAACTACATTCATGTAGATGTCATTGCCCACACAAGTCCAATGACATTCATGTAAATACTGCCTTAGTCTCAGGACACGACCTTAGTACTTTGGTGGCGTTGGGTTGACTCGGTACAAATTAGTAACATTGCAATCCAAAGGTGAGACACGTGCTAAGGATCGCAGGCATGGATCCCTCATGATAAGCTCGTTGGTCTGCCATTCTGCAGCACCACCGTGGGGTGCGAAGGGACTTGGCATGCAGTTCGATTTCTTGCAGTGAACGGTCATGTGGGGTGCCAGCTCTTTTTTACAAACCGTCTGGTCCGATTTGACTTGCTCTGGAACAGCAACAGGAGCTGTTGTGGCTGGAGCAGCTGTAGCAGCTGCAGCAAGAGCACATTGGCTTGAATCATAAAGTCCCCAGCCAGGGAAATCGGCAGGCGTAATATCTTGTCCACTCATACTGGTTTGTATTGATGTATATACTGTATACCATAAAATAAATCCAATTATCCTCGGCCAAATTGATGCCAAATTCTCAATGAAAGGGTATATTCAAACAACAACAGCTTCGATCAGCACATACATTGATGTCAACTGCAGAACCCCGACTCAAAGAGCCGTTAACTCCGGCGGAACTCCACCCAAGTGTGTCGACAGCCTTGGATTCAAGGCTGGAACCCCAACAAGAACCCCATCCAAATCGGTTACCGATTCGGTCGCCAGCCTTGGATTCAAGGCTGGACTCCGTGGAACCCCACCCGAGTGTGTCGACAGCCTTGGATTCGAGGCTGGAACTTGATCTATATTCAATCAACTGCAAAGGTATCAAGGAAGCGACTTCGGATCTTATCAACAACACTGCAGAGTCCCTGATTCGCTATATTTACCGGACACATTATCTAGGTGTCCCTGATCGCGAAGCCCAAACAAATAGTTCTGATAGCGAAGACTACGTCATCTCCTCTCCAGATGTACGTATCGGACTATCTATCCGAATATTGGTTAAGGCGGATTGCTCATTTGATGAACCTCTTATCGAACTGATCCTCAAAGATATCGAGAGCCTGAGACACGACACAGATTACCTCCTGAGCTTCTCAGACCCAAAGGCACGACGCCATGCGCTCGAAGAGGAATATGCTCTGGTACAGGGATATATTGACATGGATGATACGATCAGTCTCAACCAGGAGATTGGTGAGGACACTGTTGTACCTAGTCGAAATATGTATCAGATGGCTGATAGGGGTGGCTGCAATATTCAATAGAATACTTTCACATGTGACAGATTCCATCTGCACTTCTTTGTGATGCATTGACAGGAACTCGACATGTTTTCTTGGCACACTTTGCTCTGCGGGCCTCATAGCGGTTGTGGAATTGTTTATAACTAGGATAGTACTTCCTTCCCGCTTTCCCAAGATGTTCATTCAGGATCTCACGGAACATATGTAGCCATGAGGTCAGATGCTCTCGACTTTGAAGGGCAGGAGGTAACTTCTTCAACAAGGATCGGTATTCTCCCGTTGGTTTGAGCACGGTTCCCAGCAGTTCGAAGAATCTCGCATGTGCTCCAGAGCATCGAATCAGGTCATCTCCCCTCTCTGGATTGTAATTAAATGCAATAGTGCTGATAAATCCCCAGGCAGGTGGGCCCCAGAACGATGGTGCACTTTCCACCACGCGACCATCCGCTCCTATCAGCTTGTTCGTGTACCTTTTCCAGATGCTTGAAAAACTGGGGTCCCTCTTGTCAAGATAGCCCTGATCCCTTAATTTTTTGTTCACTAGATTATGTAAATGGTAAGTCCACTCAAACAGACCTTTCCTGCCCATCTTCAGATATGGGTCTATGTCAAGTTGGTCCCAGTAATCAGAGTACGATCTACGACAATAGATGCAGGGTAGCAACTCTCTCAGCACACCAAAAAACTCTCTAAAACGAGCCTGGGTAGACAAGCTTGGATTACGAATTGGGTAATAGAATGGGACGGAGTGAAGTAGGATCCATCCTTCTGGTCCCCATTTGGTAGTCTGCATCTTTTATTATATGCATACATAAAACATATCAAATGAACATATCAAAGCTGCCAAAGGTAACAGCAAAGTGCATCTTGGTGGGGGATGCCGGAGTAGGAAAATCGAGTATTTTGAACAGAATCCTGAGGAATGATTTCAATCCAAATATTTTTTCAACGATCGGCGTGGAGTTTGGGGCAACGACCATCAACATGAATGATGACTCCTGTATCAAGTTGCAAATATGGGATGCCGCTGGGCAAGAGAGGTTCAGAAGCATTGTACAAAGCTATTACCGAAATGCAGCTGTGGTCGTTCTGGTCTTTGATTTGACCGACCAAAGTACTTTGGACAGCTTGGCCACATTTTGGATAGATGAGATTACACGGATTCGCGGTATTGACAGGAATGATGGTGGTTGGCCACTCTTTTATCTCATTGGAAACAAGGCTGATCTCAGTCAGACTGATCGTACTGTCTTCCCAGAGCACATCGAACCTCTCACGCGTAGTCAGCCAATTCGTGCTTACCGCGAGGTATCTGCCAAGAATGGATCTATGATCGACAATGTTTTGCAGGAGATTGCCATGGATATTAATGCCAACATATCTGATCCATCTGGTGATCCCAAACGCTACCGCCATCAAGGGATCACATTACAGGACGGGTTTTTGCTGGAAAGAAAGCAAAGCCATAATGCGGTCAATAAGTGCTGCTGAACTATGTGTATAGATAAAGAAAGGGTGCATCATGTCTCTCAAAGTATCGAATGAAATTAAGCCTGATTCTGCCAAATATATGATCAGGGTCCGAAAAGGGGTCAAGAAAAAGAAGGTGATTGTTAAAAAGAGTACTGATACTACTAGAACCACCTCATCAAAGAAGAATATACCGACCAAAACCTCCAATATTTCAAATATTTCCAGCATCTCCAAGCTCAAAATAAATTTGCTGTCAGGGTTGTCAGGTCCTGCGGTACCAGCTGCAAAACCAAGGCCATCAGTTGGAACAGCTAAAACTGTCGCGAAACCACGAACCCATGTAACTGTAACTGCCACGAAACCACGAACTGCGGTCACAGCTCCAACCCGTGTCACTGCAACTGCCTCGAAGGCACGAACAGCAGTTACAGCTCCAGGTCCAACTCCAACTCCAGCTCCAGCTCCAGCTCCAGCTCCAGTACCAGCTCCAACACCAGCTCCACCAACACCAGCTCCAACACCAGCTCCAACACCAGCTCCAGCCCCAGCTCCAGCACCGGTAACTGAAGCAACGGTAAAAAGTACTTCTGTTGCTAAATCAGGTCCAAGACATGTCCATCTTGGAACCAATCACACTGATATTCGGACAAGAGTTGAGGATCCTGAGATGAATCCTCAAAAGAAAACACTTACAGCTCGGCAAAAGGCACTATTTCAGGGAAACACGATGCGTCCTAAGAAAAAGATTCTGGGAGGGAGTGGTACCACTCTCAACGTATCTGCTTCTTCCACCACTGCTACTGCCCCCCAAACAGTGCACCAAATGATACAGGGGAATAGTGCACTTGTACAGGATTGTATCAATGTGATTATTCAGTGCGATCCAGATCAGGAATGTACCAAAGAGGAACTGATTTCTCGCATCGAGTATCAAAAGAACATACTTTTGAAGAAACACCAGGGAGTGCGTGACAAAAAGATTATTGCCATGGAGAAGATCCTGGGAGATCTTCGGAACGAGCAGATACGCGAGGGTATGGCTTCTATGGAGATCACCAGGGATGCACAGAACAAAATTGTGCTGGCCAATCAGATGGAGGAGAATGTGTACAAACAGAAAATCGACCTCACTCTACCGGATTCTAAGCGAAAACTTGGCGATGACCCCAACTGTGTGCTCCTCAAGAACAGCAAACAATGGTGGAACCTGGAAAGTAAGAAAAAATACAAGGCCCCGCCGAATGAGGCTGTATTTAAAAAGACACGTGGCAATAAGAAATTACCCAAGGAGTTGGCTCGCAAACTGCCAGGATACTGATACGACCCATCAAAATTTGATGTATATGATGATTTGTGCACATGAACAAATCATCATACTGTAAAATGAATCCCTCTCGATCCAATTCTTTCTCAAGATGGGATATTCTTGGTATCATATCTCTGTTCCTTGGAATCATTGGATCTGGACTGGCCTGTCTGGTATATACAGAACCAACTGCGCTCGGTTTCGAGGGTGCAACTGCTCTAGGATTGGCAATGACTGGTGCTGCCATAGCCTATCTACATATGGCTCACTTACCTGATCTCCCTGAAACACGCGGCACTACAGAGCAAGATCAGAATCACATTGTAATTGATATTGACGCTATATTGCAAAACAGATCCAGCTCTTCAAGCTGTTAACTCCGATGAGATCGGAGGAACACAGCCAGTTCAAAACAATCCCAATGTGTAACGGCATCGTACAGAGAAGCTCGCCTCCGGTTTGACCAAGGCGCTGAATTCGCTCTTAAATGTCTTCATCGCCCGGTTGGCAACCTGCTTGTCCTCTTCGGTGATGGCATACTTGTTGAAAATCCTGAGCATGCGCGCATGACCAACAAACTGGAACAGTTCCTGACGCTTTCGAGCCCACTCCTTTGGTAGCTCATTGCACTGTCCAAGACGGTTGAAAATATCAACCCAGATAAAACCGTGGTCGGTCAGCTTGTGCAGCATGAACCTATCAATCATAGGCTGGTAAAACTCACGGGACGCAATGTCCCTGACCCAGTAGTAGAAATGCCTGTCTTCATCGTATTTGATCTCTTCGATTCTCATCTACAGATGCAAACTAATGGAATTGCCCTATATAGTTTCCTACTCTCAACAGACAAAAACAATTTTCGATTTTTATCGCCGACCCACTCAATATTTCATGTCAAACCTATCTAGAGAGACCCCACTTTTAGGTAGTAGTAACTTGCTACATACAATATAGCAGAATGGTACTTGGAGCCACTTTTTTTACAGAAATGGAGCGAAACTATGAAAAGTGTTACCAGCACAATCCGAATGCATCTGCTGCATTTCTAATAAGGATGAAATTCCTGGAGGAGAGTGCAAGACGTCTTGGGTCTGATATTGAAGAATTGCTTGCTGAGTCATTGGCTGGTCAGGCACCTAAACAATTGAATGAACATGAACAACAATTACTTGATGACTATGTCAAGAGGAACAGCATAGTCAAAGCATTCTATCCATGGATTTTCGCAGCATACTATCTTACAGATCCTGGTCCAGATGCACACCTAAAGATAAAGGTTGATTGAAGTTGGAGTTGCGCATGTATCCAGAAAAGATGTTCTGAAAGAAAATATGCACATGAAGATCACCTGCAAGACTCTCCGTAAGAAAGAGTATATCACTGAAGTGGACCAGACAGACTCTGTTTGCACTGTCCTGGATCAACTATATGACACTTATAATGATGAGCTGGTACGAGACAGCATCTCCCTGATCTGGAAAGGGAAAATCCTCAAAGAAACCCAGAAGGTCTCATCTCTTGGTTTCGATGAGGAGAAAGATTTGATGGTTTTGCACACTCGAAAGATACGCAAAAAGCCGATTGTGACACGAGCTGCTGAACCTGTGGTTCAACCTGTGGCTGAACCCACAACAAACAGCAATTCTGCCCCAACCACAGCAGAGCTGACTCAGGAGCAGGTTGATCAGTTGCTGGACATTCTCCAACAGGACCCTGGATGTGCAGCGATATTCGAGTCTGTCCCTCAAATGCTCGAGAGGATGAGGAATCCCCAACTAATGATAGCACTGTTGCAACGGATGGGAATGGATCCCACAGAGCTGTTAGCGCGTGAATCAACCCAACAGCAACAAACCCACAGCAGATCAGAGCCACAGGTTGTACACCTGACACGCGATGAGATGATCATCCTCCAGAATATCAAGAAAGACTTCATCGAAGTGATTGGCGGACCATCTGCATGTCCCCTCTCAGATGGGCAGTTGAACAGTATCATTTATCAAGCATATCAGAACTCTGGCAAGAATCCAGAGACTGCTCTCACACTGCTGCTCAATCAGTTCATGTAGTCGCCGCCACAGCATTCACATTCACCTTCACATTCACCTTCACCTTGGTCGGGGTTGGGGCCGGTTGCCTCATCTTGTCCAGGATCTGTTTCTCAGCCATATGAAACTGATTTGACACCACCTTGGGTAGACTGAAAAATTCATGACTGTTCTGATCGACATAGAAGAATACATGATCCCACTGTACACCGTCGCAGACTGCATACAGACTGTCACCACCAATCAGGACAGATGATTGCCCTATCTTTACCGATGAACCTGAGTTGGTCTTTGTTGGAGATAGGACTGGGATAATATTTACAAGAGCATGACCCTGAATCGTCCAGTAATTTGGTGGGAACCTTCCTGCAAATTGGAAGGGAATCTCTCCAAATCCATTACCGCCAAGAACCTGTGTGATCGGCATCACCCTCTGATCGCCCACTATGAACATTCCTCTGTTCTTGCTCTTTCCTATCTGAATGATGTCTCCTGGTTCTGGTGGGACTGAAGATGTACAAAAAGCTTGTTTGAATCTCTGAAACTGACTACTGCAGTGTGTTTCTCCCATTCCTGTCCCCGTTCCCGCAGCATCAGGAAGGCATGCATCCCGGAGTAACTGTGTGAACTCATCTTTACAGTAGTAGTTCTTCGCTGATCTTGATCGAAGATCAGACAAATCGAAGTAGCTGCATGTGCCTGAACCTGCCCTGCTCAAATAGCATCCTCTCCAGCGCTGTTTGGACCAGTCCCAGACCAAGGGGCGTGCGAAAATATTCGGATTCAGGCTCTTGCTATCCATCGTGTAATGGCATGATGGTACCATATCAGGTAATTTTACTGTTCATTTTTTACATTATACCTTTGTTTTTGAGTTCATCAAAAAAGTGATGTGAAATAATCCCATCTCTTTTTTCTTTTTAGAATACAAGGAGAAACATATCATCATGAGTAAAGGTGATTCCACATCCGAACCACGCTCCGCTGTGATCCTTAATTCTCTCACATATGTTCCTACCACATACAAGACGATGGAGGACCTGCTCCCCTCCGAACTAGTGAAAGGGAAGCTTGATGAATTTCTATTGCAGAAGCTCAAGCGCAATTATGAGGGACGCACCATCAGGGATGGTGATGTAGAGGGTTTTGTCCGTAAGGGAAGTCTGACCTTGCAAGAACGTACCAGAGGGTTTTACAAGGGAGCTCACTTTACCGGGCATATCACATTTGGCGTTCAGGTTCATTTCTCTCTGTATACCCCGCAGGTAAACACGCGTGTATATGCCACGGTACAAAAAGCAACGCCGTTCGGTTTCACGGCGGTCGCTCATCCGCTGCGCATCGTTGTCGCTCAAAACAGCACTTTCCAACAAGTCAATGATCTTTTCAAACAGATCAAGCCTGGTATGCGCCTCCCAATTGAGATTTTGCATTTTGAGCCCCGTGGTGATCATTTCTACACCGTAGGTCGCTTGATGGAGTATAGCAAGGAGTATGAAAAGACTTACCAACTATCTCTTGGTGAATTTCAGTTCAGCAACCCATCAAAGGATTTCAAGAATCTTTCACCACACAGCGAGACGCAGTATGTTGAGGCCTTTAACCGCCTACCGAGCGATGAGTGGCGTAAGATGTATGGAGATCCAAGCGACCTCAATGATGCCAAGAAATCACTTGCTGATCCCAACGACCCATGGCAGGTCCTTTATTACGAGAAGTTCATCAAACAGCTGTTGAACGACTACGAGATTGTTGGCAACAACCGATACTTCAATTCGAACAAGATCTTCCAGCTTGATCCAGTGCCATGCAGTCGTGCCTACTTCAAGTTGACTGAGATCCTCCATGATTTCGATATTCTCAAAGAGATTGGGGATAGCGGGGCCCCACTTGAGGGTCTGCTCCTTGCAGAAGCCCCCGGTGGATTTGTTCAAGCCTTGATGGATAACCGAGACAACATGAATGTACGTACATCTGAAGACTTCTACCGGGCAGTTACTGCTCCTAAGAACCCGAAGACGGGTGTCCGCAAGGACTGGACATGCAATAACAAAGCCGCCACGAGCTTCTTGGCCAGCAAAGCAGATCAGCTTGATCTTGTTCTGGGTGATCTAACTGATCCAGACTTTATCAGAGACCTGATCAGCAAATACACTCAGGACGATCTCGGAGATGATGAGAGCCCCGAAGAGACTGGTGTGAATCTGAAGCGAAAGGCGAACATCATCACTGCTGATGGTGGCATCGACGTCGCAACCAGCGACAACTACAACTACCAGGAAATGATGAATTATATGCTCTTTTATGGCGAGATCCTGACCGCGATTGGATGCCAGGAGAAAGGTGGTCACTTCGTCCTCAAGATCTATGATGCATTTACTGATGTTACCAACCAGCTGATTCAACTGATGGCCCAACTATGGTCTGAGGTGTTTATTACCAAGCCTAAGACAAGTCGTCCAGCCAATTCCGAACGTTATGTTGTCTGCAAGCATTTCCGAGGCATTGGAAACTTTCCACTCCAAGATCATCTGGAATCACTCGAAACATGGCGTACTCTCGAGGCAGAGTCCTTGGAAAAGACAGGACTAGAGCCAACCAGTCCATTCAAGGACCGCCAGTTATTTATTACCAGCCTTGTCAACATCGCTCTGGACCCGGATATTACCAATCTCCTTCACGAAAAGAACCAGATCTTCGTCACCCGCCAGATGGAGGCGATCCAGGAGGGCATGAGCAAGATGAAAGAGCTGAGAAATCCTAACATCCCACGAGATCGCAAGGCCAAGATCATCACAGATCGCCTCGCTGAACAGATTCAAACAGCAATCCGATGGTGCAAGGAGTATCTGCCTGACGAGAAATGTCGTGACTATCCTTCACAGGCAGTGAATGACAAAGACCTTGACTACTTTTTTGGGAAGGATCAATCATTGACACTTGAGGATGCCTCTACTGTGGATGGCACAAAGACGCTCAAAGCGATTCTGTAAACACCACATATTTGTGCACCCAAAGTGAACTTTGAGCAGTCAATTGCTCTGAAGTTCCTCCGATCTCATCGGAGTCAACGGCCCATTGGCCGGAGTTCCTCTGATGAGATCAGAGTTAACGGCTCTTCGAGCCGGAGTCCTCCGATCTGATCGGAGTTTTTACACCGCGAAAGAGTTTCCTCCGATGAGATCGGAGTTAGAAGAGTCCACTTCCTCATTGCATCGCGTGCACACCTTCCGCGAGTTTGTCCGTTCCAGAGAATGCGCTCGTGGTCTCGAGTCAAGAATTCGATGAGTTTCATGTAGGCGTCCCGGGAGCCTTGGCTAGCAAGGGTGAAAGGGAATGCGACCACATGCACGGTGTACGTAGTGGCATCGGGCGTGCAGAGATAGCGGTACGGTTGCGCGCAGACAATGGTTCGGACATCGCCTGCGTGTTCAGCGCAGGCACTGGTAAATTCGCCAAGCCTCTTGTGGATGCAATCACATTGGGGCGGGGTGGAAATTGTGAATGTGTTCATGTTGAGTGGTAAAGTAGTAGTTTGTAATCGGGACTCTCTGAACCGACTTCATTTTTCACTCATAATTATGGGCACCTCGACACATGAGAAATTGAAGGCCTTCACCACGGGAGTTTTTATGCAAGCAAATATGGCAGACAATCTGGAAATCGTCCGCCACATTCGTGATCATGGACATGAGTCACTGCAATATGAACCATACCATTTTCTGGTTCGATCTGACACTGAGACTATTCCAGGAAAAGTCCTGATCACGATCAACTATCATCAAATCAAGACCAAGGATTCAGGCAACGATCCTATCATCCGACAGGCACGAGGGACAATCATTGATGTCACCGATCCCAAGGAACCTAAGCTCGTCTGTCTTCCTTTCCTCAGATTCTACAACCATGGTCAGCGGCAGGCGGATGAAATAGACCATAAGACTGCTGTGGTGGAAGTGAAACACGATGGAAGTCTGATCAAGGTGTATCATTACGGCGATGAGTGGCGAGTGGCTACTCGGGGGCTTGCCACTGCATCCGGAGAGTTCAAGGGTCTATGGGACAGCGCACTCAAAAATGCGCATGCAAAGCATGGTTTCAGTTTGGACAAACTAGATCCATCAAAGGTCTATTTGTTCGAGTTGGTCAGTCCTGACAATTTCATTGTTGTTCACTATGAGGAAACAGCTATATACCACCTTGGGACGCGGTGCATGAACACACTTAAGGAGGTTGAGATCGACATTGGCATCCCGAAGCCCGACAAGTTCGACCTCAATTGCCAGGAAGGATTAGAAGATGCCGTGAAAGCTCTAGTTGATACTTTCAAGGGGCATGAGATGGAGGGTGTCATCGTGCGCGATGCTGGTTTCAACCGTGTCAAAGTCAAGAGTCCTAGCTATCTGCTCCTCCATCACTCAAAGGATAACAATCTGGCTCCAGATTTGCTATGTCTAAAGGTTGTATTGATGAATGAGCAAGAGGAGATGATGGCTGGGCGACCAGACCTTGTGCAGATGATCAAGAACACCGAGCAGAGATTTACCAGTCTTCTCAAAACATGGCATGACAACCATGAGAGGCTATTGAGTATGGTGAAGGATAGTAGCGATTCCAAGGAATTTGCAACCATACTCAAGAAGGAGCGCGACTCAACAGACTTGATCTTCTCAAATGTGCATTTTCAGTACAGATCTGGAAAGATCAAGTCTGTTGAGGATGTTTTTCGAAGCTGGTATTGCAACAATGGCAAGATGAAAGAATTGCTGAAGGAATTGAACAAACTTGCGAAAAAGTAAATGTTGCAATGAATAGCGCGTCAGAGCTTAAAGACAATCCTCTACAGATATAATAAAATATGGGAGCCAACTCTAGCAAGGTCTCAGTCGAGCGATTTCGCGATGCTGTCTTTGGAGCGGTGTTATTGAGGATTGCCCCTGATTTTGATCCACAACTACCATTTGAGGATCTGGCCAAATGTAAGGGAACCTATTGCCTGCCTGCTCTTACCCAAGTTGGTACTGATGCCCAGAACTATTGGAACTATTATGGCTCTCCAGGAACTCTGAACACACAGTCGCAAGCCGATGCTGCCATTGAGAGGTATCTGGAGAACCATGTTCTGAATGATAAAGAAGCATCAAGCAAGTTTTTCAATCTGTTGCTGGAAACCCTGTATGGATCTTTCCCACAGGATGATGCAAAGAGTAGTGAGAATGGCCCTGTACTCGAACCAGTGGACGATTCTGATAACCAGAGCATGGTGCAAACGCTGGACAATGTCCCTTTTAGCGATTGTGAAATCAGTGAACCTGCCACTGAATCCATCGACCTTGTAGTGGCTGATTCCGAATATTTCGGCAAAGGAGAGTCGCAAGATGAGATTGTCAAGGTGCATGTGAAACAGCCACAGCTGATTGATACCTTTCACGAACCATCCATTGCTGACCCATGGGCGGCTGAAGAGGCAGCCAGAGAAGCTGAAAAGGCACGACTCGCTGCTGAAGCAGATGCAGCCAGAGAAGCTGAAAAGGCACGACTCGCTGCTGAAGCAGATGCAGCCAGAGAAGCTGAAAAGGCACGACTCGCTGCTGAAGCAGATGCAGTCAGAGAAGCTGAAAAGGCACGACTCGCTGCTGAAGCAGAGGCTGCCAGAGAAGCTGAAAAGGCACGACTCGCTGCTGAGGAAGAGGCAGTCAGAGAAGCTGAAAAAGCACGACTCGCTGCTGAGGAAGAGGCAGCCAGAGAAGCTGAAAAAGCACGACTCGCTGTTGAAGCAGAGGTTGAAAAAGCACGACAACTCGCAGAGGAAGAGGTTGAAAAAGCACGACTCGCTGAGGGAGAGAATGCCAGGAATGTTGAGAAGACATATCCAACAGATGCCAAGGAGGTCGACGGGGGGCGTGAGACCACATTCCAGTCCCCAGATTCGTATGCCGAGGATCTCCTGTCAATGGATACTCCAGAAAAGAGCCGCAACTTCTATGACTATAATGAAGAAGAGCTCATGAGTGAAATGTCATAGCTCTATCATCCTGGAAAATTGAATCTTCTCTTTGGTTCTCTTTCACCCAACTCCACACAGACAAAATGGGGCAACGTTTTCACCACAAGCTGATCATCACGCTGGATGCATGCAAATCATGTTGGTCAAAATGGGAAAAACAGCTTGCCCATGGGACCGTGATGTCAATGGACCTCCAATTCATTGCTGGTAGAGGTTATGTGACACAATTTTCAAAGCCTTCTTTTTACCCACAAGGTTTTTCCGCAAAGTGTCGTTGCAAGGGTCCGAAAGGAACTTTCAAAATAGTGGGGTTCAAGGGGATACTACAAGAAGGCATCAAATCTGAATGTGTGGGCAACAATGAGGTTTTTCCTGAAGCTCAGTTACAGGTTCATATCACGAATTCAGAAAGGCGCAAGATCGCGCCATTGCTATGATACAGAACAAAGCAAAGTGCAGAATTTAGTTTACTTTACTTTGTTCAGACTGATCAGTGGACCTCCACAAGGAGCAGGTATTTGATGCGAATCTGATCAGAATTGTAGACGATGAACTCATCATAGCGCAATGTGCCACTGAAATTCTGTCTGGAAACCAACTTCCCCATTGGGACGATAGTCCCATCGCTCAACGTGCGAGATCCAGCTGGATCAGGCGTACTCTTGCCAACGCCATGTGTTGAGCTCTTTCCAGATGGAAGAGTTGTGACATATTTTGAGCTAAGCAGCTCATATGTTTCTCCCAGTGCAACTTCGCATAGCATGATCAACCCCTTATTTCCGCGATTGCACGCCATATACTGAGCAGACTTTGTGCAAGCATTGGCGAAATATACACCATTCCCAAACATACTACCAGTCTTGACCACGTTGCTCGGATTAATGCGTAGACCCTGTGAAAGAATACCGACGTAATTAGCCAGTCGAGACCCATGCCAGAGCAATTGACGGTTTTTCATTTTCAGGAAGGGATCGAATCGGGCTGACTCGCCCTTGCGGTTGACTTCAAATACCTGTTGAAGTTTGAGACGAAAATTGTGAGTCGCACCAGATGTATTGGCGATATATTCACTAATCATCTGCGGAACACCAGGTTCAACACAGGTCTTCAGACCACAGTTTAGTGATAGGTATTTCTCTGAAAGATCCAGTGAATGACCTGATTTCATCTTCTCCTGGGCGACGATCAGTTCATCGAGGACCTTCAGTTGCTCGATCTTCTCTGATACATCATCCTCCGTGTGGATAACAGGTGGTGTCGACATTCCACATGCATAAGGAATAATAGTGTAAAAAGCTGAACTCAGGCGTAGTGTCATCTTCTCCTTGTCCTCTGTGCTCAAACCCACATCCTTCCCATTCACGGGGTCCTTCCCATCAAGAACCTTGCTCAACTGGTCAAGAATACCATATGCCTTGTCCAGTTGTCGCTTGCTAATCTTACCGAGAGGCATCCTCTTGGAATCAATGCGAACCTGTTCCATAGCGCGTTTAAAGACTTCTGGATCCCAAATCAATCCCATCAATGCTTCAACCTGCTTGTCCATCACCTTTTTCTTTGGAACAAGCTTGGGCGCGACTCTCTCCAGTACCTTGGATCCATCAGCACCCTCTTTCTGTCTGAGCTCATCCTCATATTTCATGGCAATATAATCATATTTACCTGGCTGAGGGGTCACATTGTCCTTGTTGTTCCAACTGTACCCAGTCTTCTCATGGAATTTGGAATCCCAATCAGCGAGGGCTGGGGCCAGATCAAGGTACAACTCACAATTCCATTGTCCAGAATAGCCAACTCGACCACCACGAGAAAACAGAGCATAACTATTTGTTTTGTTATTTTGAAGCAGCTGCATCACATGGAATTTGTTGCTGTTTGTTACAAGGTCAGTCTGGTTCAATGTAGCTGCGTACAGTTCGCCATCTTTTTCGAGGATATGATAATCCCTGTGAATTTTTGGTGGCGCGCCACCATCAATCAGATCTTGGAGCCCTGTGCTCTTATCTTTGTCCATTTGTAGGTGTCTGTATATGTGTATGCGCACAGTCATGTGTATTTATTTCGTTCTCAATTTTCGAGTCCCTCACAACATAGAATCAATAGACTGCATCGGCTTAGGGCTATCCCAATATGTAAATTCAAATAGCGACAAATGTCAAGCATTGCTGTATATGATGCTGCGAGCGATATTGCAGAGAATATTGCCAATAGTAAGACCATGCCAGGTAAGGAGAAATATGACCTGCAAACAAAGATCAACAACAACCTGAGACAAGAGGAACATATCGAGGTCTTCAAAATTCTCATCAGGGATGGATCAAAATATACCACAAATACCAGTGGCACATATTTCGATCTGAACGATTTGGAGAATAAAACTCTCTGGAAAATCAGACAATATCTTGATCTAACTATGGATAAGCTGTCTCGCGAAAAAGTAATCGAACAAGCTGAACGTGAAAAGAAGATCGCTGAACTGCAACTGGCAAACCGATTCGCCAAGGAGCAACAAGGCGACATAGAACAGCCTCCTCGCATCATCAATGAGCCACTCACCCCATACACAGCAGCGAACGTCCCGTCCTACGCTGAGCTGAGAACACAGGCCCTATATGACACGGTTCCTAGCAACAACCAACAACGTGCACATGCACTTGCCAATATGCAACCTGAGACGCAGTTTGGTACTGAAGTTCGGTCTGATTATGGTGCTCCTGGTCCTGGTGAGACATGCTCCACATTTGTATCCAGTGGGATATGTATCACAGATGAAGATTTAAACACTGAGACTGAGATTGGCATTTCAGAAGTTGGAGACGATGATGATGGTGAGAGTATCATATATGATGATCCATCTGCTATGATACTCAATGGAGGACAGGAAAGCCGCATCAAGCAGGAATATGAGTTCGAAATCGCCGCAGGCAATGTGGATGAAAATGACTGTTGAACAACGTTGAACCACGTTGAACTACGTACGTTGAACTACGTTGAACCACGTTGAACTACGTACGTTGAACTACGTTGAACTACAACTACGTTGAACCACATTGAACTATGTTGCTCAGTCACCACAATCATGTCGACGATTGATGTGATTCAATAAGGGGTTCAATACCGAGGCTGGACCCAAAAATAATGGTGTATTTTCCTGAATATTTTTTAAGGATTTGCCATTCGCAACCTCTGCATCTCGCAACTCAGTAAGTGCATCAGTATATATCTTGCGATTCTCTGCTAGGACCGTCTGCGTCGCTGCTAGTTGTAATTTCGTCTCAGTTAACATGGCCTCCAATGCCTCCTCCTTCTTGAACAGTGCGCTGAACGCCTCTGAATAAAGCTTGCGATTTTCGGCCAGGATCTTGCGAGTTTCCACTATCGCATCATTGATTTCAATCTCCCTATTTGCAACTATGTCAAGACTTTTTGTGTATTTATCACGATTATCCCATAACATGCTCTCTATAGTGCACAACCTCCTCTCCAATCTCTCCATCTTGGCATTTAGCTGGACACCAGCTCTGTTGGTGCTCCCCTTATTGGGATCATAATCAGGACACAACACATTATTCTCCATTCTCCTTGACACAATATTTTACAGTCGGTTGCAATGACATTGGGACATTTCATTTTTGCTGCTAATATCGTCTTTGAATCTCCCATCTCTCCAAAAACACTGATAGACGTAAAACACATTTACATCTACCTATACATTAGCCTCAAAATTACAATGTCTCAATGTCATTGCTGGTTGTTGTGGCGGGTACAAATAAAAATGTACCGATTGTCCACCATAACAACCCCGATATTGGATCGCGGTCTTGATTGTTGTTGTGGTCACAACATTCTGATCCCTGTAATACAAGGAGTGGCGGACAATCTCGTACCAACCCTTGTTAAGGTATGGTCAGCTATTCCCTCTTGATCCTGGGTTCCTGTGCCACTACCTAGCTTTTTTTGTTTCTTTCTTGATTTCTTCATTGCCTTCTTAGGTTTCGGAGGCCTTGAAAGATATGATGGCCTATCCAAGCCCAGAAGCAAATGTTTTAGGAGGCGAAGGATATTTAAAGATCCGTTCTCATCGCGATCCCAGGTTGTACTGCAGCTGTTCATGCACCTGCGTAGACCATAGATCCTTGATTTGATACGTTCTCTATTTTCTCCCTCACCTCTTTCTATCCATTCAAATGCATCCTTCGTTTTCAAGCCACAACAGCTACACATCACGGTTGTTCGGAATTCATCTACATCAATCACCCTGACGTGCTTATAAAATTGGGTTTTCAAATAGTTGTGGAATCCTTTCACAGGCATTCTACCCCCACGAATCGGACTATTGCTTGATCTTGCTCCTGACCCATAACCAATATATGTTTTAAAACCCTTTCTTGGGGATTTGAACATTTCTGCAATCGTTCGAAACGCTTTCTGTTTCTTTATATTTGCTGTGAATCGTAATTTGCGATAGTACATCTTCCTGTACTCACTATCCATCTCTGGTTTAAGTACCCAAGCTTTCTTCAGATTGGCTAAATAGCTATTCACACTCGCTGGTAATACGAAGCTTACACCATGGAGCTTGTTAGCTATTCCAACGCGATCTTTCCGAGCATTGAGTTTCTTTGTGTGTTTTCTTTGACCGGTTAGATGTTTATAGTGCTTTTTACCACACCTAATGAGTCTACCATCACTAAATGATGCTGTAAATAAACTTTTCCACCCTGGATCTAGACCTGCCATATCCACGAACCTCAGCAACGGTTTAATCTCTTCTACAGAGACATTATCTGGGGTCTCAAACTTCCCTCGGATCTGATCAAGCCTTTCTTTTGTCCATCCCATTGGAGGATCCATATTTCTCAAAATCTCTGCTAATTCATTCTTTATGATGTTTAGTTGTGAGGATTCAACTGAAGGTTCAACTGAGGGTTCAACTGAGGGTTCAACTGAGGGTTCAACTGAGGGTTCAACTGAGGGTTCAACTGAGGGTTCAACTGAGGGTTCAACTGAGGGTTCAACTGAGGGTTCAACTGAG